CATGAAAGACATGCGTGAGTTATTAGATACATTTACTGAATCTGAATGGAAGAAAGCAAAGAAGGAAATGACCAAAAGAATACCCTCTATGGAGATTAATAAAATGTCCATGGATGAGTTTCAAACACTGGCTAGATTCTTAGCTAGTCCAGACTTTTCAGATATAGATGAATACAGAAGGAGGCTGCACTAATGAAAAAAGAAAAATGGGACGGCAAATCAAGGCCGTCCAACGATTTGTACCGAAAAAATTTTAATGAAATATTTGGTAAGAAACCAGAAATGGATTTAAAAGGTACAATATTTTGTAAAGCAAAGAATTGTAACAACCATCTGTACAAAAATGAAAGCCCTAATTTAAAGGGATATTGTATAGATTGTGGCTAAAATACAACAATAGTGTGGCATAAATGCAACACTTTCCCTCTGGGCTAGGGTAAAAGCCCCTATAGACTTTTTTTGCCAGAAAAGTTTTTTTGTTTTTCAATTTCCAAAATGGTGTTACAATGGTTACAATGGCCTTCAATGTGCTATTATTCGCTAATACCAACACTTTTAGACGATATTTTTGTAACAAAACGCTGTTACAATGGTGTTACAGCTGTTACAATTTACAATAATTGGCTTATACCAACACTTTTAGCAAACCCGTACGCGCGCGTAAGAAAAAGTTTTTGAAAAAAAATGTGCCTAGAGAAAAAACCTATAGGTGCTATATAGGGTTATGATAAAGAAAAAATCCAAATATAAATCAGTTCTTATAAATAAAAAAAGATATTACTTTTATAAGATAACCTGGTTGGATATTTTGGGTGACGCGGGCCATGCTGATATTAACGAGTTCAATGAGATGAAACCTGCAGAGATGATAACTCATGCGTATATATTTTCAAAAGATAAAAAGAATCTTAAAACCTTTGCGTCTTATGATAGTCACTTCGAGTCTTTTTCGGATCGTAATGTATTTCCAACAGGCTGCATTAAAAAACTAGAGAAGATTAATCTTTAGTTTCTTCAATTACTTCTGCATCAGCATCTATAATAGGTTTGAAAGTTTTTAATGCTTTCTCTAATTCTTTGTCTAACTCTGATTCATCAACGTTATCTAAGTTTTTATGTAGATGTAAGTTAGTATTATTTTGGAATCCTGCAGCCTTACCTCTAGCTATTTCCATATTACCTGCAGCACTCCAGGCTTTACTTTCTCTAGCCTCATCTCTAATTTTACCTAGTTCAGCCAGGTGTTTTTCATAAGTGATGTCATATTTTTTTAATTTCTCTGCTCTGAGTCTTCCAATGTATTGAGCAACCAAAGGATACAAAGATGGGTTCTGTAATTTGCTAGCTGATACATAAGCTGAGTTTGGATCATAACCTGCTTCAATAGCACATTCAGAATCAGTCTTTCGACCTTCTTGTGACACTATTAAATTCGCAAATTTAATTTGTTTTTCTGTAAGTCTTTTTGGTACTCCCATGCTTGCAATATAAATTATTTTTGGTATATGTTCAAGTAATGGTATCAGGAAAGCTATTAAGACAGGCCCTAGATAAGTTTTTAAAATCACCGGTAGCCCAAGAGGCTAGAGTACAGGTATGTTTGCCTGACGGAAAATATTACGACATCAAGGACATTAAATTAATGGAAAACAAAATACTTGGCGTGCGTGAGACTCATAGATTGGTGATGACTTTGTATTCCTCAAGATGGAATATGGGTGAAGTAATCAAAAAAATTGATTAGCCAGAAAGCGACTCACTTAGCCTAAAAAATGATTAAGGGAGAGACTAAATTTTGGCATGAAATTAAAGCGTTCAATATTAAAAATAATTGCGAATTATCATTTACACGCTTGGAAAATAGTGCTGCACACGGGACTCCTGATCTATTGGTTTATAATACTTCTGGTCACTTTTTCACTATAGAATTAAAACTAAATTTGGCTAAAAAAATTCGGTTCTCTCCACACCAAATTGGCTTCCATATCAAACACCCACACAACAGTTTCATCATGGCCAAGGGCCTCTGTCAGACAGACATAAAACTTTATGAAGGGTCCAAGATCCGTGATCTTGTAGCCGGTTCTGCCGAACCGTGTGCCGTGGGCATGATGTCAAGCTTTAAATTTCTACAAAAGGTTTAGCGTCCTACATATTATAGGACTAAAGTCAACGGACAAAGTGTCGCGGTTCGTGGTAAGTGCTTGTGGGCGGGACCCACCCTTTTTATTTTTTGTTTCACGTGAAACATGCACCTGTGACCTGTGGCCTGTGGCCTCGGCTTGCGGACTGTGGTGCGTGCTTGTGGGCGGGACCCACCCTTATTTTTTATTTCTGCTTGAGGGCTGGTGGAATACTACCAGCCCTCTGTTCCTTACCCTTGACTAGCCGCTCTTGTTTCAAACGGACATTGCAATGGGCTTTTAGGAATTTTTCACACTTGCGGACGTAGGCCTTAGATAGATGCCTGTGATCGCAAATGAAATAGTTTAATAGATTGTTATGCTTAGATCTAATGCTTGCCATAACTAATATTCTTAATTTTTGGGTTCCAGCATTTTCTACAATCTAAACATTTGCCACCTTGCTTTGGAGCCGGGCAGCTGGGTTTTTTTGTAACTACCGTTGAAGTGTTCGGCCAGCTTTTAATACCAGGTTGATTAATCATACTTGATGATAATCTAATCACCAGATTCGCGGGCTTGTCCTTCAGGTATGGTTTTATCCAGGCTTCTTTGGTAGGCATCCAATGGCGTTTAGTCGGCGTCTGTCTACAAACTTCAAAAATTTTTCGAAGGTGTTCCAGGTCTTGAACATCACCTGAATCGTGCCATCTAAAAACATCGGATTTTTTAGAGTTGATCAGGGTCACCATCGCATAGACCCATAATTTATTTTTCAAGGCCTTCAGCCTTCTATACTGAGCATCTTGAACAACCTTGAAAACATAGCAGCCTTTTAACGCGTAGCAGGTACTACAGACCGAGTCGGGTATTAATCGCAACTTGCTGCCCGTGTTACACTCGGCAGCAGGTATACCAATTGCCCATCCTGGCATCTTGCCAGGCTTGCTAAGGCCGCCGACTATTTGCCAGGCTTTTTTAGTATTCATGAGTTGACCTCGAAGTCTTCAACGTCCCATCCGTCGCAAAGTGAAGAGTGATCCACGTCAGGTGACGTTGTCCAGGTTGTCTCTTTGCCGTTTTTATCTGTTGTAATAAAAGTAATTTTATCAACCATTAAAGTTGATAATTCTTGAGTTGTCATTTTTCGCATTCTGTATTCCTTTGTTTAATAAAATTAATATAGGATATTATTGCATAAGATGCAAGGCCAGCAGCTCAAAATAAATAAAATTTTTTTCTTGACATATCCTAGAATTTCCTATATAATATTCCGCCGCAGAGAAGAGCGTGTGGGCGGGACCCACCCTGTGAGCTTGCAGCCTGTGGTTAGTGCTTGTGGGCGGGACCCACCCTAAAAAATAAAAACTTAAAAAAAAGGCTTAGCCTGTTGCCTCGAGTACCTACCCATTCCTCGACATTTTAACGGTAGAATTAACAACAGGTTCCATGCCCGAGCGCGTTGCTCGATCGATTGTGCCGATCCCAGGTCCCTATCTGCCGGCTTGCGATTCAATAGGGACCAGGGATCAGCAGGGGCGATTGCTCGCCCCTAGCCTAAGCTTAAGCTGGTAAGTTAACCGATCTTAACTTACCGAAGTCTTTGGGTAACATGTCTAAAAAAACAAAGCTACCATTTTCCAACCCAACCTGGCAACGAACTTCTGCGCCATCATTGTGCGGGATCGATAAAACGATTGGATACAATTTCATTGCATCAAAGTCCCAGACTTTTATGTCTGATCCTCTGTTCAACTTTAATCGTCTAGCTTTAGTAACAAGCTTTTCGAAAGTTGACCAATCCATGAATTTAAATTTATTCATAATTACACTATATAGGTTATTATAGGATAGTCAATAATTAATTTAAGGTTTTAGTGCCTGTGGATAACTTAGACACAAGATGTAGAGAAGAGCATGTGGGCGGGGCCCACCCATATAAAAAAAATAAAAATAAATGTTTTTTAGGGGTTGACTATATCCTATAATAACCTATAAGAATATTTATAACTAACAAACGAAAGGAATACAGTTATGCAACCATTAAGAAAAGACCACGTTGACCATTACAAAGACTTTGTAAGAGATGAGTTTAGTATTGCGTCAAATAGAGTAGAGCGTGAAATATCACAACAGGCTCAAGATAAAGTTGAGGAAGTTGGGGATAAATTCGCGAGTGTAATACATAAGAACTTGCCTAGTCTAATTAAAGACATGGCAAAAAAAGAAAAAGCGTTGAGAGATTTCCAACAGAAAAAATATTCTATGGAAAATGATTTACGTTTTCAAGCTCAAAAAATCGCGGATCAGATAACCGAGATTTTTAATAATGTCAAAAAGCGTAATAAGTGGGATATGCAAAAAATCAACGTCACTATTAATGATGAGAATGACGCTGTTGATTACATAACAAAGAAAATTAAAAAAGCTTGTTATGAAGAAGCAGAAGTCCACGCTAGAGCGCAACATAAATTATATCATGCACTAGAGAATAAAAAGAAAAAGTGTTTGAATATACTTTATACAGGTAGCCACATTCAACCAACATTGGTTGAGTTGCAAAAAGAAATGGCAACAGCTAACATACAATTAGATTTACCTAATTCGCTGTTAGCTTTACCGAGTAAATAATATGGAATTATTATTTGTACTTGGGTTGTTTGTAATTATCGGTGTTGGGTTATGGTTAATGCGTGAGACCGATAAATTTGTTGATGAGCAAAATAGACAAATTAGATTGCAACGAGCCTGTGATCGCGTTGATGAAATAGTTAAACAAAAACAAATGGAGTTTAAATTTGATAAATAAATAATAACTTGTGGCGCGAGATTAACACACTCGCGCCACACTAGAAAAAAATAGAGAAGAGCATGTGGGCGGGGCCCACCCTAAAAAAAGAAAAAAGGCAGCACTACATCTTGTGCCAAAGTTATCCACAGGCACTAAAGTGCTAAATTAATTTAAAATAATAGTGGACATTATAGGATAGCTGTGCATAATGGGCTTTATGTTATTTATTCTAATTTGGTGAAATAAATAATTAGATCCAGGGGTTACCCAAATCATACCCCTGGATCTCAACTTAACGAAAGGAATACAATGTTAGAAGTACACTACGAAAACTTGAAACACTTTGATAAGGGTTTCAAAAAAGATGATGACAAAAAACAAGCTGACACTTTGGGTTGGTTGTTGATGTCAATTGGAGTAAATGAAATCACAGAAAAAACTGTTGATGAAATTATTTTCAGAACAAAGTTTTTAGATTTCTGTTGGGGCTATTCATACTTTGTTGGCAAACCGAGTGACACGGATCTTCGACAGCTATTTAAAAATCATATTGGTTTAAAAATAGTAATCACGAACCGAGGTATTAAAAACATAAGCACTCGACATAAATTTATGGTGAGTCAAATAAAAAATATTGAAGAAAGGATCGAGAGACAGATTAATAAATAGCTTCGTTAAGGAAGAATGGCCATGCAGTTTTTGCATGGCCTATCCTACATTATCCTATGCAGAAACTGCATAGCTCATTTAGAGAAGAGCATGTGGGCGGGACCCACCCTAAAAGGGGACCCTAAAGGAACTATATCGGAATTCAAACTTTTTATGTTTACGCGAATACCCCTTAAAATTATAGGGGTCCCAGACCTACCCTATATAGTTTGATTTGCATTGTTAATCGTGTATAATAGTTTACCACCCATATTGAAATATATGCTAACTGTTGAAGATATTAATAAAATAGAAGATCCGATTGAGCGAAGGAAGCTCAAGATACAGATTATACAACGACATCAAAGAAAAGAACTTAAACAAGTTAAGACTAATTTTTTATCTTTTGTAAAAAGGATGTGGCCAGATTTTATAGAGGGGTCCCATCACAAAGAAATCTCAGATAAATTTAATAGATTGGCAACTGGAGATTTGACCCGTCTAATTATAAACATGCCGCCTAGGCATACTAAATCTGAATTTGCGTCGTTCTTTCTTCCTGCTTGGATGATCGGGCAGAATCCTAAACTAAAAATAATTCAAGCAACTCACACAGCGGAGCTTGCAGTAAACTTCGGTCGTAAAGCAAAACATTTAATTGACTCAGAAGAGTATCAACAAATTTTTAAAACAAGACTCCAGGAAGATAGTAAAGCTGCAGGACGTTGGAATACATCTGATGGCGGCGAATACTTTGCAGTTGGTGTCCAAGGTGCGGTGACCGGGAGAGGTGCTGATCTACTCATCATTGATGATCCACATTCAGAGCAAGATGTAAACTCACCTTCAGCATTTGATAATGCATGGGAGTGGTATACATCTGGACCAAGGCAGCGTCTTCAACCAGGAGGTCGTATTGTTTTGGTTATGACAAGATGGTCTACAAAAGATTTAACACAAAGATTGTTAAACGCACAAAGCAACGAGAACGCGGATCAATGGGAAGTCGTAGAGTTCCCTGCGATCTTACCTTCAGGTGAACCTGTGTGGCCAGAGTATTGGAAGCTAGAAGATTTAAATTCTGTTAAAGCATCTGCGGGTGTTGCAAAGTGGAACGCGCAATATATGCAGAACCCAACTTCAGAAGAAGGAGCTCTCATTAAAAGGGAGTGGTGGAAAAATTGGGAGTCTAAACATATGCCTCACATCGAGCATACAATTCAAAGTTATGATACAGCGTATCTTAAAAAAGAAACTGCGGATTATTCTGC